ATGTAGTCACTCCTAATCCCCATGGAGGTATCCAGGAAGTGAAGGATGTCACCAAATTACATGAAACAAAGGGCCATAATGTAGTATTTAGTATGATTGCAATAAAGGACGGTAGTCTCGATCCTTTGAAGTACACTTCTCCATGGGCCGGAGTTGGAATCGAAGAACAAAATATTCTAGTAGGTCTAGGGCGATCTGATCGAGGTTCTGGGAATGTTTTAGGCTTAGACCGTAATTCCGGTGAGTTGTCACCAAAGTCGAATGACTTTAAATACGGGGACGATACATTCTGGGATTTGGAATGGGTTCTTCAACACTCGATTCCCGCCATGACAACGAAGCTAGAGGATCGAGGAGATATTACCTTAACGGCTTCGAAGTATGGTGCATGGGAATGGCATGGACCAAAACAGATGAGTTATTCGATATATGACTGGAGGCGTTACTAAAAAGGTGATAGTTAAACCACGTTAAGATATTAAATATTATTATGAGTCAACAAAGATTAGATGGATGGGAAAAAAGTGATGATAAATGGGAACTAGTTGGGACTATACCAGGAACAGACTACGATGACATCGTAAGATTAGGAAGTGGCATCCGGAAGAAGAAGGTGTTTACCTATGAATATGTTGAGTATATTCACGCGTTGGGTGGAGCGACTTTTGAATATATGGTCTGTGCGAAACTAGAAAGCAAGAACAAGCGCCGGAAAATGTCATGTGACACTCACGGACCAATAATTGTATAATAGTTATGGATAGTATTATTTTCGCAGCTGCATTTAAACCGGTAAAACCGGTATATAAGCAAGATACAGATATAGATCTACAAAATAGATACTATAGCGGTCGTGAAGGTCTGTCGCTATATTTCAATAATACGTTTCTTTATCCTGAAGATAATACACTTAATAATTATTCTAGTTTAACATTAACAGGTCGACGATCACTAACTGATTTTCTTACAATTAAGGTTGCTGATAGCCCGTATCCACAGACATTTACGTCATATATTGTTGCAGATTATAGTGAGTCTGTTTCATTAGTATCAGACTTAGGAAAGTTACCGGCGGGCAGTAAGGCGATGTATTGGTCTATTGAAGAATCGTCTGATGAAACAGTTACTACTAGAGGTTTCGCGGTAACTGGTCGCGGAGAAAGTATTTACCCTGATCTTATCACTAATCCAAATGCTATTTTACCTAACACTAATCTGTTTCAAATAGAATTAATAAATGAGATATACGCTAGAATTAGCCATAATGATACATATCTTAAAACATATCTTACATACCCTTCTTTGGCGTCGACTACAGAGACATGTGTTTTCTCTGCCGGTCCTCTAGAATCTCCTACAGATCCTCTACACCCTCAAATATTTGAGTATGCATTCACTAGAGATGCTGGATTTTTAACATTAGTAAAACCTATTACGGCTAGACCCGGGAGAACGTATATATTACATGATGACAATACAATGAAAGGTCGAATTTCGGATGCTGTTCTTGATCAAGACGCGATCGATAAAAACGGATGGCCAAAAGAATCTGTTTTAACTGTTAGGCCATATCCAGAGAATGATACATCTATAAATATTAGCAATAATTGGATAGGGTATGAACCGAATTTAACATACAATATATCTGTCTCTAATAATGCATGGAAATTAGACGATGAAGATGTTTCATTAAATGAGCAAAATACATTGCAACCTAACTTGAACCGGCATGATTATTTTAATAGACCGAAAACCGGGGATGAAAGCACCAATGCTAGTTTTGAAACTATAAATACATGTACTACGTGCTCTAATAAAACCGCACCGGGATACCTAACTCATTGTTTTGAGGATATAGATACTAATTTTCTTATAAATACAGAATATGAAAATATCTCTGCTGCAGAAATTGATATTAATATAACACCTCTAAAAAATCATTTAACTCCGGAGAATCTTCAATCAAAGAGTAATCCATTCCCAGGTTATTATGATACTGATTTTAGAGATTATTTTAAGATATTTTCAGGTACCAATCAGATTGAAGGTGATCAAGATTTAGTATTTAGTTATAGCTCATACACTGGGAAGATTGACTTATACGCTGATAAATTAACGTATTTCCATATGCCACAAGATATGTCTCCATGGAAGTGGCTTAATATAAATTACAGACAAGCGCTATCGTCTATAGATGGTTACGTCACGTGGCCATCTGATTATGCCGAGGACCAAGGAAATCCCAAATTTAGAGACCTAGTTGGTTTATTAGAAGCTGGAGCAATCGCGGGTGATACACCATACACATCTGATAAGATGTATAAAAAGCGCGGTGATTATAAAGATAATACTAATTGGGGTGAATCAGAAGACGAAAACGGGACATGGCTGTGTGCATGGTTATGTGATCGTATTTCCGCAGGAACTCGCGAATATATAATAGATTCTGAAAAGTCCGGACCGGTTTGGTTAGATAGATATTATAATCCAGAAATTCTATCTAAACGTGATGCTCTTGATGCGACTGCGACATGTTTTGACTCATACACACAGGGTGCTTCTAGTAGTATTAGGAAATCCGGTATAATTGATATAATTAGCCATTTAAAATTAGAACCAGGAGTATTATATGCCTACCATCATATTGGTAGTAATGACACTAAAAATATAATATCTAGTTTTGATGATATCCTTGTTCATAATAATTTAGTTGCGTATACTGGTGTATCTGGGAATAGTTCAAGTTTAATAGCCCCATATACATCGTCAGATGGATATGTTACATATTCTTTTGATGGTAGCACGTATGGAAAGACAATAACCCCAGATTCACCATTTACTGATTTCTGTTTAAGTTTTTGGTTACATAGTGATGATTGGAAAAAACCTTTCGGTCATCAAATTTTAGGTAACTACACTAATGATGGTATAGGTATTTTAAATGATGAATGTATAACACCTTTTATTACATTGTTTGGTAGTGATGAGATACAAATTTTAAATACTGATTTTACTGTTCTAAATACCATAACATCAAAATCGTATAGTGATGTTTTATATGGATTTACTGAGGATTTACAAACAAATTTAGATATAACTGAAATAACATATCAGTGGTACCAATCTACGTGGTTTATGAATACCATTGATCAATCTAGCTTTTGGGTCGCGGCTTTGTCTGAGCATTGGATTTATATACCATTAATGGGTTGGATGTATATTAGACCCACTGGTCCATCACCAGATGATGGTGTTTGGTTCCATGCAGATGCATGGTTTTGGACAACCCGGAATGATCCGGCCGGGGTTCCTACACATCCATGGATATACAATGCGTCTAGTAGCTGGGCCGGGAGTGAAGGATGGTGTAAGCTAGACAAGTCTACAGGTACAATACGCATTTGGAATTCTGTCGATAGTGAATGGCATGATTGGAAAATGAGTGTCGGAACATCTGGCACAGTTCCAGCTGGAACTGCTCCTGTCCTTCCTACTACAGCTGGTAATATCCCTATTGTAGCTAGTGGTAATACATTTTATAATGGATATAATCCGGTTGATGATTTTACATTATTATCATCTATACATGGCGTTGGGTCTAATACTGTATATAAGTTTGATACGAAAGGGTTATTAACTGAAAAAACAGTACTAACAGCTACTGATGCATTTATTTCAACAACAAATGATAAAGAATATATATATGCTTTAGGACCTCGCCAAGCCCAAGGCGATGAACCGAATATTGTAGAAAAAATTGATATTAAAACAGAAGTGTCAGAAACACTTTCAAGTGATGGTATTATATCTATGCTAGCGGATTGCGGTACCTGGGCACCATATGAAGCAGATTTACCGTGGGGTGGAGAACTTACAATAGAACAAGCGATTAAAGTTTATCGAATTTGGAGACCAGGGCAAACAGACGCGCAGATTTTAGCGGACGTACACGGAACTGGGATTCCTAATGTTCAGTGGTGGTCAGAAAACAGAGACTTCATCGGTGAGCTTGTTACTGCTTTTTCGAACTCCGCGGAAGGTATATCAGCAGGAATCTCCTTCACTGGTCCGCCTCTAGGTATTAATAATTACGATAAACTCGATCACACTGGTATTGAGATTGATAGCAACGGCACAATATATACCACCAAAGGGGATAATTTAGATATTGATATTAATAATAAATTTTATTATACAGATAATAATAATATATACACATCATTATCATCTACAGTACCAACTATGATTTTAACTGGTGGTGATTTAATTATTGATCAGATAAAATCAGACCTAAAAGGTAATCTATGGGTATTACATGATAATAAACATATCTTGAAGCTAGATACAGATAATCTTCAAAAATTTAATATAGATATTCAAATTGCATTTCAAACATATATTAATAGTTTATCTGCTGCCGGGACTGACGTATCCACTCTAACTGGTAAAACATTGTCCAGTGTTAAGTGTTTTGATTTTACTGTCGAATATACAGACACAGGTCATAAACACAACGCCGTTTTATTGAATGAGACTTTATCTGGCATCGATGTCATTAAAATGAACATGGCCGGAGAAGTAGTTAACTGTAAAGCTTTTAATATTTCACCGGATCTTGAAAATAAAAATACTAAGAATATTACTAATTTTAAGGCCATTAAAACTTTTTATAGAGAATCTAGCAACATACTAAAATTTAAAATAAACCTTAAAAATAAATTTAATTTGGATGATTATAGAGTCATTGAAAAACGAGTTGATGTTAGTAGTCTTTCTCCGGGGTTCCACCATTTTGCTTACGGGGTTGATACGTACCATAATTTGGTGTTCATCTATAATGATATGAAGCTAATAAACACACAAACTGGTTTGGCGTTCCCTGGAGATAAAGGCAAGTATAGTTTTACAGATACTATTGATAAGATAGTAACGGTTGGAGCTAGTCCATATTTTAATAATGTTTTACTGTGTGATTATTTAAAACAACCTCAGTATTATTTTATACGTAATGCAAAAATTAAAAGTTTCCGGTTATATAGTGGTATAGTGTCTCATACTAGTATGAAAGCTCTTGGTAGAGAACATTATCAAGCTGAAGATATGGAGTGGGTCTTACCAACCGGAGAGCGATCTCATTTAGATTGTGTAGATAAGTTTTTTAAGCATAGAACACCTGGCAATAAGAGTACATTATATGATATTGCATTAATGAATACTGGTATAACTGATACAGATTTACAGGAAGTTGTTAAGACGAGCACAGTTCAAAGCTTATCAGATATAACACCAGCGACTACAATTGTTAGAAATGTTAGTATGGTCAATAGTACAGTAGTTGGAGATCCCTGCTCCAATTTATTTAGCACAATTAGCTGTGGAACTGATCCCGCTAGAGGCGCTGATGGTGATCTAATACTGTACCCACCACCAGCTACTTCTACTCCAACACCAACGCCGTCATATGCTAGTGGTGATGGAACATATCCAACCCCAACCCCAACATGGGATCCTGCAGTACCGACCCCAACTCCAACTCCAACACCATCGGCTACGGCGTCGGCGACTCCTACACCATCTTCTACACCTTCTGCAACTAGCACTTCCTGTCCGCTTTGCACCCCATCACCCACTCCTAGAGCGACGACGTATTGCGAATCAACTCCAACCCCTTAAATATCTCTAGCCATGGCATTAATTTTTAAAACAGATTATTTAAACAATATTATTTCAACAAAAAAATATAATGTTGATAGATTAATTGATGAATCTATATCACTTCCATATGATTGGTTTGATATTAAAATTAAGCCAAACGATTTAGCAGTTGCGCATACTATTAACGGAAGCCTAGAGAAATTGCATAATAATTTATTATATATTATCGCTAAATCGAAAGTACCGTCTAACAGAATTCCCCTAAAATCTAATTATACTCATTTTATTAGTACAACCGGGGCATTATCAGCATCTGAATGGTTTGCCCGGGATCAATTAAGTGCTATACTACCTGATACTACTACAAACGACTACTCAAAACTAGTTTGTGGTATACTTGTTAAGAACAGCTTACCTTCAGTTAATAACGCAATTCTAGCATCAGAGACTAACGTTATGGTCTTATCTGCAAAATCGCCTAGACATTCCGGCACCCCTGGTGTGAGTATATATTCAAATGTAAGTGAGATGGATAATTTCACCGGAAGGGTATTTAAAAAAATTACAAGTATTGCCGTGAATCATGACTATGATCTCTTTATATTAGATTCGTATGATAAGACAATATCTAAATACGATATTTCTGGTCTATATTTCAACGATCCAGCGTACCTTGTTAAAGGTACCGGTATTGATGGAAAGTTACTGACCGCGGTATTGGGTGGCGCTGGATCCGCTACGGATGATAACTTGTTTGAATCACCTACCTGTATAACTACGGATAATAAAAACTTTTTATATGTAGTAGATACATCTATTGATTTGGTTAATAATTATATTAAAAAATATGACAAAAACTTAAATTGGATCAAGTCATTTAATGTGACTAGTGAGTTATCCGAACGCGTTCCTGTGGATATATTATATGTACAGGAGGTAGAGTGCTTTTATGTATTGTCGTCTGACGGTTATGTTTTGAAGTATAATAGAGATTTCATTCTACAGAAATCGATACAGTTAACAGAAATACCTAGCACTGAGATATATAAAAAATTAGTCCATAGTAAAGAAAATACAAATGTTGTATATGTTGTTACAAACAAAAACATATATAAAAAATATTTAACAAAGTTAGGGCAAACTCTTGGCAAGTTTTTATTTACTGACCGAGGGTTAGGATTAAATGATAATAATGATTTTTCATTTATGTCTATTGTCAGTGGTCATGACGGTGACGATGTTTTTGTTGGTGATCGAGCGAATGGGTCAGTATATAATTTTATTGAGACATCGCAGTATGAAGATAGTTTATATGATAATTTTCAGTCACAGGTAATACCATTTAATAATATTAAAATTAAGGGTGATGAATATGTTAATAATATCGTTTACAATAAAGCCCTAGGTAAGCTATTGTACTGTCACTCCTCTTTAGTTAATAACATTAAATCAAAATTTGTAGCTGAGCATGATGATACAGGTAAAAAGGTATATAAGGGCTTGCGATTTGTATTGCCTAGAGAAATGAGCTATTATCCATTTTATCCGGATATAGATAATTATATTGGTATTAATGAATTGGTTTTAGCTGCAACTATTAATAGAACTCTTAAAAAAATATATGATGTTCAAAATAATTTGATATCAGGATCTTCAGCTATACTTCAAACTGAAACGATTAATGTTAGACCGTCAGTTAAACTCACAACACCGGTACCCTTAACACCTACCCCGACACCTACTCCAACCGCGACTCCAATTGGTGCTACGGCTCCTCCATCGGCAACACCGATGCCGGATCCAACCGCAACATATGCGGTTGGAAATGGAATATGGCCTAGTCCCACTCCGGAGCCGACGTCTACACCAACTCCATCTGCGACTCCCATATTTGCATGGTCAGATAAATATGTTGCATATGATATATATTACCCATATATAGATAATCCTACAGGGCCTGTACCTACACCTACACCTTTAAAGGCCTACGAGTTGGCGGCATATATGGGTAAGGGTAAGGATAAAGGTGGTATGACATATATTAATACAACGATCGGATCGGGATCAGGTGGGTATATGTATAATAGTGCCCCTATATATATATCTGAAGAAAAAGTCGCGGATAACGATTCATACAACATATTATACTTTGATGGTAGTAAGTGGGTAATAAATACATGGCTATCTGAGCTTCCGCTTGATGTAGATGGTTCACCATTTAGTGCATCGGGTATCAGTCCACGTAATACCGAATGGACATACATGCAGCGTGTCTCTGGTGGAGATATGAGAGACTCGTTGATCGACGGTCGCTTGACTCCTATAGGAGACTATTATTTTGATGAGTTTACTCAAACACGGATAGGTTATATATCTGAAGCATGAGTGAAAAATATCATGGTATGTATCTAGGTATCGTTATACAAAACAACGACCCAGATAAAGAAGGTAAAATAAAAGTATATATACCACATATATCTGCAGATGTTTATGAAAATTGGTATGAAATCAAAAAGAATAAAGCTTTTAAGTTCATTGGAAGGAATCTAGATAGCGATTTAAATGATATTATTGAAACATTAAAGGATCGGCTACCATGGGCAAATTGCGCGATGCCACTAGTGGGTCAAAATACACCGGGGCGATATAATGCACATCTCGAAGTCGGAACCATCTCAGATAGTAATAATGTAGATAACATAACACCGGTACCTGATTATACACCGGATGTATATAGTTTAAATAAGGATGGGATCGGCGAAAAACCAGCTAGGAAATATGAAGTTGACTCACATAAGTTGAATGATGCCTTCCAGAGCGCTGAAGAAGATGAATTAAATGGTGTAAGGCGTCCGAACAAATATAGTTATAATTACACTCCAAATAGTTACAGTAATTCTGCTAAAGGTTCATTTGGAATACCGAATGTTGGGAGCCATGTATGGACATTTTTTCAAGATGGTCATCCCCTCTCCCCTGTTTATTTCGCCGCGGCCTATGATAAGAATGCATGGCAGAGTATATACGATAATAGAGATTCTGATGGTATCGATTATCCCGGAGCCTATGAAAATTTAAGCAAGGCTGATGATCCCACGTATGATCATAATGTTGAGACATATAGAAATAAATACGTTCTAAATCAAAAAGGCGGAACACTAGAAATTGTTAATACAGATAATCGCGAGATTCTTAAGATGACTCACTATAGTGGATCTTTCAAAGAGTTTAATAATTATACTAATATTGAACTTGCTACCACGAATGATCAAAAACTAGTATTAGAAGATCAGTACTTAACTGTAAAAGGTTTTCGTAATGTATATACAGAAAGAGATCTAGATTATATTATCCGGGGAGATGCACATAAAAAAATAGGTTATCAAAATACTAAAGACCATGAACAATGGCGAGAAGCCGCTAGAAAATTAGCAGATGTAAAGCAATTATTTGAAATACAGCGAACCACCGGTGGGACTGCTTTTAATTCGCCTCATCAGAAAAGGTGTGGAAAATCGGCACCGTGCCCTGTGTGTAATCCAAGTAGCATTAGATCAGATTCTTTATGGCAAGTTAGAAACAAATTTGGTTCCACCGGTGTTCCTGTTCGCAAGGCTTTTCGCGATGGCGTCGGAAGCGGTGATACGATATCATGGGGGAAGCGAGTCAACCCCGAGTTAAAGAAATGGGGAGAGTGTAAAGACCCCCCACTTGGCGGTGGCGCACAAGCGAAGGCACTTCTTACAGTTAATTCAAATATCGCCGCGGATCAAATAGCTAAATCATTTACTGTAACTGATACTATGGGTATTATATATGAATTTATATATAATCCGTTACTACCGGCGGTGGCAGATGGTACACCAAAAGATAATTCCGGAACGAGATATATGTTTGGTATAGAGAAAAACGATTTAATCGCGACTGCTGAAAGAATAAAAACAGCTGTCAACATGGCGCCCACTATAACAGCTGAAGTGTGTGAAGATAGTAATGTTGTAGTTATAACTCAGACAGTTCCCGGAACTCAGGGCCATCAAACAAACGACGCTTCATCGCTCAATCCTGCAATTACTATTACTGGTTTTGATGGGTGTAGTTTAAGTGAAATATTTGGAGAGCTGTGCCCTGTATGTGGTGGAACTGGAGAGAGCCCTAGCAGCATGGATGGTACTTGGAACCCAGATCCAAGGAAAACGGATGTTGAATGGAAAAAGCTTTTAGATGACGCTGTTGGTAATTTAGCAGACATTGAAAAAGCTTTAGGAGACGGTGGAAGTGAAGTCGTTAATATAAGTAAACATAAAATTGAAACTATTGGAGTTACAATCAATGATTTCGGTAGCATTAGAATTGATCCAGTTGGTAAAATGCATCGCGATGCGGTTGTAGTCGCTAATGAAGGAGTTTTTAATAGTAGACAACCATCTACATTAATTGAATATGTTCACGTCGATGATTTACCGGGTGGTTCGTCTACACTCAATGTATGTAATCGTTGGAATATTAATGTCGGTGCCGGTGGAATCAGCATGAAATCGTACGGGCCAGTCGATATTGGTGGAACAATTGTCAATGTTGCCGGTGAGCAGGTTAATATCGGAAGCCAAAATGAAGTGGTTATTGACGGTGGAAAGCGTTTAGAATTGGTCGCTGATATTTTAACCATTCGGAATAGAAAAAATAAACAAGTTTTAATTGATAGCAATCTTGGTGTATCTCAAAATGTTGTCATTGGTGGTGGTCTTCATGTCGAAGGTGAATTGAGCGTTCAACATATAACAGCTCCAGTTGAAATACAAGAAACAGAACAATCTGAAGTATACGGAAAGCTTTTAACAGACCTCTCTTTTGGTTGTCTTGTTAATGGTTTTCCTGCGACTATAGTATTAACATCGGATAGCAACGATGACCGTGTCAGGGTTTATGATCATAGTCATCATTTCAAGAATTTGCCTCTACATTTAAAGAAGTCAAATGATGGTGTACGGAAAAAAGGCAAATTGTGTAATGAACCTGGTCGAGTAACCGCCAATAGAACGGAGGTTCGAATGGCCAAGGATAAAGCTACTTAACGTTTAATTTAACCATAGCCTGCTTGATAGACATCCACATATCAAGGTATTTATATGTAGCTAATCTTCCTAAGAATATTGTATTAACTTGGCTGTGGCTAGCTGTTTTATAATTTTTATATATTTCTTGACCCTGACCAAACGGTATAGGGTAATACGGGACGTTTTTCTTATTATAGTCTATAGGATATTCTTTTGTAATTATCGTTTCAGATACATCTTCTCCTAGGAAATATGCATGATCATATGTTCTAGTGTATGGCTTTTTATTACATTGATTTATTATAGGATTCGATAACCTTTCTGTTGATGTCCGGTGCTCAAATCTGAGAGACCTATAGGGTAATTCTCCCCACTGACAGTCAAAAAAATCATCAACTTTACCGGTATAAATTAATTTGTCACACTTATATTTTTTCCATTCATTTCTACCAACACCTAAATGTATCGGTATCCCGTCAAGCATGTTCTTCATCATAACAGTATATCCTTCCTCCGGGACTCCTTGATACTTCTCACCTTCATACCACGTGGGATCGTCCTCACCCGCTACTTTAGGTATTCTACCAGTGATTGATTTTGGGATCTCACTCCACGGTACATTCCATTGCTTCTCAGAATAATCTACAAAAATAGTATTAACAATCTCTTCTGGTGTCAACTCTTCTCCAATTTGTTTGATTGTTTTCTTACTATAAGGTAAAGGTATCAATCCATATTTTTCTGTATCACCTAATGGTCTGTTTTTAAAATCATTAAATTTTGTATACCGGTTTAGAAATTGCCATACTTGATCATCATTTGTATGAAATAGGTGAGGCCCATATACGTGCATAGTTACATTATTAACACTTGTATCATAGCAATTACCTCCAATGTGATTTCGTGTTTCAAATATTTCTACTTGGTGACCTTGTTCTTTTAGAGCTATAGCTGATGTAATACCAGAAAGACCACACCCAACAATATTAATTTTCATATATTAATTTCTTTGACAATCTATTGAATCTGCGCGTTCGCATAGATATTCATATATATCTTCAATAGTCATTCTATATATAGGAGGTGGTTGTTTGGAATATAAATATACCATAAATACTGACAGTACAGCAATTATAGCTACAGTATAAATCATCCCAGTCGCAATATAGCCATTATCAAATAAAATATAGCTCCATAAAAAAGCTGATATGGTATGTATTATTAATGAAACTGTATTATTGTGCTTTCTAAATGAACGCTTTTCAGTTGAAGTGAACGGTCCTTTAAAATTAAATAATAATCCACATGCTATACATATAATCGGGACTGTAGTTATCCAAATACATGTTAAACATAGAATATTTACCCATGTTTCTGGAGGAGCTGTCATATACCAGAATGCTGTAATTACAGCACAATTTACTACAATTTCAAATAACCATTTACCTAGGTTACGCACCAGTATTATATCGTGTATTATTAAAGCAATCAAGATTTTGACCACCAGCATAACTAATAGAGCTTTGCAAATCTTGCTCAATCTCTAGCAGTTTTTCTTTATATGTCATTTGATTACATACAATCTCTTTCATGATACCTTCAATGTGTCTCTTTGTTCTTTTATTGTGTATGCTAGCTGAGCCAAAGTACCTTTTATAAATTCCATTCGAGTGTCTTACAGTTTCTGCTGGACTGTCCAGGCATGCGCTGAACTGACCACCCATCATGACCATGGAAGCCCCAGCAACTAGAGCTTTTGCTATATCACCATTACATCTAATACCACCATCTGCAATAATGCATGGTTCAACCCGGGTCATACCCCCGGTAGACATTAGGTGTGGTGTAATACAGCAGTTCTCTATACACGTAAACATAGGCATGGTGAAACCGGTTTTGTCTTTTGTGGTACATACATGACCCTGACCGATCCCAACTTTAACACACCTCGCTCCCCATTCCATTAAATCTCTAACAGCATGTTGTGTCGCGACATTACCGGCGATGACGTAGGTTTCTGGTAAACATCGTTTAATGTGATTTAAAATATTTTTCATCAGCTCTGAATGGCCATGAGCAATATCTACAGTTATAAAATCTACTCTAGTTTTTAATGATGCAATTTTTGTGATAGTGTTATAATCTTCGTTTTTGACACCTACACTTATAGAAATATTTTTCCATTCTTGTTCATTTGCTTTCAGCACAAAGTCGAGTATGTCGACATCAAATCGATGCATAATATACATATAATCGTTGCTGCTTAGCCACTTCGCGAGATCGGTATCGATTACAGCTCGCATATTTGCTGGTATTACTGGTAATTTGAATCGCTTATTCCCAAAGCTGGCCATAGTATTTGCATCATTTCGAGATTTTAAGGTGCTGTACTTAGGTATAAGATGTATGTTTTTATATGTATATGTAGACATTGTAATTCACCTCTTATTATAGTGTTGCTTCCTGCCGGATGCAACTATAAATACTGTATATGAAAACAAGTCAAGAAGATGATCCGGGACCAAAGCCAGACCCCAAGCCGCAGCCGAAGCCACTGCCAAAGTAAATAGTATTTTATGGATGCTAAGGATATAACTTTTATATTACCAGTATTCAATTTAGATTCAGATCGGATCGCTAATTTTTGGTATGTGTTTAATAAAATAAGGCCAACCGGGTGCCATATTATTATAGTTCAGCAAAAAGGTTATAATGAGCAATCCGCTATGCCGGAAGTCAATTTGCCTAATGTAAGACACTATCAAGTGTTGGTCGATGATGATAAGATTCACAAGTCTAAATTAATAAATTTTGGGGTAGATAAAGTAAAGACTGAATTTGTATGGGTTAATGATATTGACTGTTATCTTAAGTTTCCAGAAACACTACCAAAGTTAAATCGAGAGAAAGAATTTATTCAACCGTTTGTATCTGTTAAGAGTTTAACAGAAAAAGAA